CCTCCTCCCATTGTTTTTTATACTTTATACTTAGAAAAAAATTTCAGAAAAATACGTAAATTAAAATAAATTGTTTTGATTTATTTTTTTTGAAAAAAAGATATTACTTTATAATTTACTTAACTACTATATGCTAAGCCACCCATACCAGACATGATACGAAGGACATTGTAGTTGATTGCATAAACAATTATATTTGAATAAGTATCGTCTGTATTACCAATTGTTGAATCACTTATTATTTTTGCACTATCAAGACGTGAGAAGTTGCATGTACCCGATGGTTGATGTTCTTCTGGTTTAAGAGCGAAAGAATATGAATATATATTACATACATTATATCCTTCTCCGGCAATTAAATGGGGTAGTTCATCTACTTCTACAAATAAAGTACCTTGTAGGGTTTCGGTCGAGGTGTCGGCGGAAGTCAAACCTATCATAGTAAGGGCTGAACTCGGTGGATCCGCATCAATTAATTTCGACCCTCTAATGATAGATTTATAGGGTTTATCATCACGTATAAACATAGTCATACCATAGCTAGAAACATCGGCACCGGTCGAATTCAACTCAATAGCACCGGTGAGCTCCAGCCCCGTCACCGCCGCGCTGCCGTGCGGCGCCCGAACTGAACCATGGACTAATTTAAGGGTGGTGGCGGCGACCTTCGCGTCCGTTTGAAAATATGCAGAAATAAGTCTAGACGTTTTATAATTTATAATCATTCCCATTTCGTCCCCCTCCGCCATCGCCGCCCCGAGTGAACTCTCCTTGGATAAGAAGGTAGAGGAAGTTCGTCTAGTAGATTTAGGTGTATAAGTATGGTGTTGATATGGTTGAACTGTCTTAAAATATTTCGCATCCTTATATGCGAATCTATCATGACCATTCAATGTTAACTTTAATGTTAAATTATCATCCATATTACTAGTATCTGGAGTATAACATGTATCCACGTCGGATCCTGCATTACCTAATGGAACAAATTGTGCCCCTGTACCATTTGTCTCATTTGTATTAACCCAAATAATTTCCTTTACTGGATGATCGAAATTTAGTTCTATTGATTTAGTATTTCCCGAAGTAGTTTGTCTTTGTACTTGTTCAATTAAATATTCATGACTAACTTGGGCAAACCTCCTTCTTTCATCTGTATCCAAGTAAATATAATCACACCATAATTCAGCTGTTGAATTAGCGTTCCTAAGTGTTCCCCATGATATTTTAACCTTTACTTCATGATTTTGAAGAGCTATTAATGGTATTGAAAGACCTACATTTTTACAAAACCAAAAGTTTAATGGATAATAGATACCATTCCCCTTATCTGGATTACACGAATATCCACTATTTTCTGTAAGCATTTCCCTAACAACACCTCTTTTAGATTCAGGCGTTGTTAATTCCCACCATACAGCATTCCAATCACCATAATGTTTATCAATCAATTGACCACCAATTTCTACCTGAATATATTTTAATAATTTATATACATGTCCATCTCTATATATGTTTGTATGTGTCGGCGTGGCATTTGTTGTAACATGTAAATATGATTTATGGACTAAGTCACCATTACGGGCAATAGTTGCTGTTTGAGTACCATTTGTTTCAAAAGTACCATTTAACGATTGTTGAATACATTCCATTGAAAAATTGGTATGTCTTCGATAGACTATCTTAAAAAATGTTATCTGTGGATTTCCAGTTAGAAATACATCTTGGGCACCATAAGCAATTAATTGCATTAAACCTCCTGCCATTCTTTTAACATAACCTAGAAAAAAAAAACATAGAAATAAAACGAAATAAATTATTTTGAATTTATTTGTTTTTGAAAAAAAGATATTATGAAAAAATAATTAATTATTTAGTTAGAATAAGCAAGACCACCCATACCAGACATGATACGGAGGACGTTGTAGTTGACAGCGTAGATGTTGTCTTCATCTTCAAGACCTGAGCCCGTATCAAGTTTGGCGGTGTCGATTCTGGAGAAGTTACAGGTTCCAGATGGCTGGTGCTCTTCTGGTTTTAAAGCGAAGGAGTAGACGTTGATCTTCTTGGTCATTTGGGAGGTGCGAGCCTGAGCTGAGTTGCCGTTGGTTACTTTATATACTCTTATTTTGTCAGTGCCCGCCTGACTATCCACAGCTTCGAAGTTAACAACGGTGCCCAAATCTGTACTTACTGGTCTTGAGATAGTCATAACAAGACCAGCCGCGTTTGCACCGTTGCTTCCGTCGCCCTGCGCTACCGCTCCCGTGATGGATGCGAAAAATGTTTTACCCAATGATGCAGCCAGGAAGCAGCCGCCGCTTCCTGCTGCTGTTACGACTATTGCTAGTTGATCCCCTAATGATATTTCAGCATTGGCGAGGACCGCCGTGCCGGCGCCACGAATCGCGAATGTTAGGTCGTCTTTGTCATAAGTAAATGTACTTACTCCTCCACCGGAACTAGCGGGGACGGCAGATGTTAATTCGGCCGAGAGAGTACCGGCGCTGGCACCAGTAATCCCACCTAAGCTTGTCTGTCTGTCTAATGTTGTAAGTTGAGCAGAAGTGGGCAAGTTCTGCTTAGGGACAGCAGTGTGAAAATCGAATGGTTGTCTGAGCTGGAAGTATTCTTCTTCCTGGGATGAGAAGCGATCATGGCCGTTCAACTTAAGTTGCGCATTCACATATGCATTCGTAGCATTCGATGTCCAAATTAATTCCTTAACTGGGTGATTGAAGTTGAGTTTGACAGAACCTGATGTATCAGCAGACTGTTTCTGTAACTGTTCGATCAAATATTCGTGCGAAACCTGTGCGAAACGACGGCGTTCATCGGTGTCAAGATAAATGTAGTCGCACATTACCTTGCACGTTGATGAATTATCACCCGTGGTTGTCCCCCATGTAAACTTAAGTTTGACTTCGTGGTACTGAAGAGCAATCAAAGGTAAAGCAAGACCTGGATTGCGGCAAAACCAGAAATTAAGAGGAACTTGAGTCATGTTAACACTTGTACTACCGCCAGTTCCAACATCACACTGCATAGATTTAAGACCAATCGCCTTCGATTCATCCGTAGATAATTCATTCCAAATATTATTCCATTCAGCATAATGACGGTCAATGCGCTGACCCCCAATCTCTAATTCAACTTCGTTAACAATTTCTGATCCCTTAGTCATGTCGCTAGAACCAGATACAGTAACATAAACCTTGTGAACTAAATCACCATTGCGAGAAATAGTGACAGTTCCAGTGCCAGCCGACAATGAAAGGGCCTGTGTCCCGTTAATAGTCTGTTCGATGGTTTCCATCGAGAAGTTAGTGTGTCTGCGGTAGACAACTTTAAAGAAAGTGATCTGTGGGTTACCCGTAAGGTAGATATCCTGAGCTCCGTAAGCGACAAGTTGCATTAATCCTCCTCCCATTGTTTTTATACCTTAGACTTAGAAAAAAATTTTGGAAAAATACGTAAATTAAATCGCATATGCCAATCCACCCATTCCTGACATGATTCGTAAGACATTATAGTTTACGGCATAAATATTACTAATAGTTCCAGCAGAACTTAATAATAACTTCGCAGATTCTATTTTTGAAAAATTACATGTTCCAGAAGGTTGATGATCTTCCGGATTTAATGCGAAGGAGTATACAAAGATATCTCTATCAAGTTGTGAACATCTTGATTTTGGATTTTGAAGACGTGCAATAATACTTACACTTATTAAATCATCAGCAGCTGTGCCGACAATAAAGGAATTACCGATTGCATCTTGATCATCTTCTACTTCTAGACCAATTGCCCATTTCGATGTATCAAGAATGATGGATGTTACTTGTGCTATTATTTTACGGAATCTTCCGGATTGAAATGTTGTTCCATCAGAATCAATGATATCTATTGCCAAAAGATCACCAACTTTCGGGAAATTACTAGATGTGACTGCTGGAATAAAATTAGTCCCTACATGCAATGTAAATATGGTTTTTGTACCAGAAGTAGAACTAACAGTATTATGTAATGTTGATGCTCCTGTCCCTAATGGTGTACCTGTGTCCCTGTATGAAATAATAATTGGTTGAATGATTTCTAAATCTTCCTTTTCTTTAATATTATAACCTGGAATGGATGTATGATACAATAAAGGTTGTTTAATTTGAAAATATTCTCTTTCTTGATATGAAAAACGATCATGGCCATTGACTTCTAACTTTAATTGTTGAGACAGAATCGTACTTGCTTCTGTCGAACTCGATGGAACTGTCCATATTAATTCTTTAATTGGATGATCAAAATTAAGTTTATAGGTTGTTCTGGAAGAACCTTCTTCTTGTAATTGTAATTGTTCAATTAAATATTCATGGGAAACTTGTGCAAATCTTCTTCTTTCATCTGTATCTAAATAAATATAGTCACACCAAACATCTACGGATGGAGTAACAGCGGCAGCGGCGGATCGACTAATACCATCCGAAGCAGCACCACTACCCCAATTGAATTTTAATTTAACCTCATGGTATTGTAATGCAATAAGAGGTATCGCAAGACCAATATTTCTACAAAACCAAAATTGTAAAGGATACATTATTTTTTGTTGAGATGTTCCACCAACAGCTGCTAAGCCACCTGTAACTAATTGATTGTTAAATCCTCCACTTAGATATTTAAATCCATCTGATTTAGATACAGGTGTAGTTAATTCTGTCCAAACTTGATTCCATTCACGATAATGTTTATCTATTCTTTGACCACCAATTTCAATCTCAACATCGTTTACTAAATAGTCTCCATTAATACCGGATGTTGTTTCTTGATCACAAGTAACATAAATTTGTGAGAGTAAATCACCATTTCTTGAAATAATAACTGACCCTGTTGTTACATACGTATCAGAGATAGTTAATGAACCATTTATAGTTTGTTGAATACATTCCATTGAAAAATTAGTATGTCTTCGATAGACAATTTTAAAAAAAGTGATTTGTGGATTACCGGTTAAATATATATCTTGTGCTCCATATGCAACGAGTTGTAATAATCCTCCTGCCATATTTAATATAATATAATAAATAAATAATATTATATAAATATACGAAAAAAATTATCTAATTTTAATTATGGATCAATCTACTACTCTTTCCTTAGGGGTGAAAGGTTTTAATATAAGAGATTTTATGGACTTTCAAACTATTCAAGAGTATTTAATTCGAGCCCCTTGTGAAATGGCATTGTTAGAAGTCACATGTAATATTATTAATAATAAGGTTCAAAATGAACTTCTTCAAAAAAAGGGTTTAGGTATAGATAAGAAAGAATAAGGGGTTAAATAAAATCACGGAACAATTGTTCTGTTACTACTTCATCCTTTTCTAAGTCAAGGACTTGTTTTACAGGGTTCATAATTTGATTGGAAATATAAAACTTATAATCAATTGGGATATTCTTTTCTTCCATATAATCAGGATGTTCAATCCTATCACCTTGAAGGATATTTCGTTTCTTTAATTTAGGTGCACCTTGGACTTCTATCTTTTTATATTTTTTTTTTCCATTCTTATATGTTCCATCTTCAACTTGTTGAAAAGCTTTTTTATAACCAGTAATGATAGGTGTTTCATCAACAACTCGATACATATAAGGAATTCTATCATTTGGTTTTGGTTTGTTTCCTGGATTCCTTTCTGCCATACGGTCAGCAAGGACTTTGTGTGCAATTCCATCTGGGTTTTTATAATAGGCACTGAGAGATTTTGAAATCACAAACATGGATTGATCAATATTTCCATTAATAATCTCATGAAGAGTTTTTTTTAACCAATCCATAGCTAAATCGATACTTTTCTGATTCATAATAATTTCAATCACATTCCCGAATACATATTTAACAATAGGAGCATTATCCCTTCTTTTCATAACAATTCCCATAGAAGTTCTTTCTTTGAGTTTATCTGCTGAAAGTTCATATTTATCTCCTGTATATCTTTTTTTTGAGATTAGGATAAAGGGGAAGAATGTTTTTTCATATTCAAGGTCCTGTGGTTTATGAAGCATGTTCCGAGTAATCCATTCGCCTGCTTTAACACCACAGTCAATACAATATTGGAGTGCTTCTTTACCTTCTAAGAGTTTACCTGTTTCATTATGTTTTCTAGAAAATTTAACAAAGACTGAATCTGTATCACCATAAACAATTTCAGGTACATTGTATCCTTCTTCTTCTGCCCAACGTCTAACACCAATACTTGCATCATCAATTCTTTCTCTACCAATAGCAGTTGTACATGCTGCTATTTTTTTAAAGCAAATTGAACTTGTTTTTGCTCCCATTTGACCATAGACAGAATTTGCACTAATCTTGTAGGCTAATTGTAGACCATCCAGGACTTTTTTTTTCCCTTCGTCATTTGTTTCTTGAATTTTTTTCCTTGTAGCTTTTCTTTGATCCAGGAGTGTTTGAAGGATTGTTGGAATAATTCCCCTTTTTTCATGTTTTTCTGGATCATATTTTGAGAAGTAACATGTTGTTTGTGTATCTTCTTTTATTTTATGAACTGTTTTACCTTTCATTTGATAACTATAATCATCATATGATATAATATGATGCGGAATTTTTTCAACCCATTCAAAATTCTTTGGATTTTGATCAATCTCTTCTTGTGTACACATAAATGTTTCATGAGATAAATTTTTTTCAATAATAGAACTAGGATATAGGGAAGCATAATCGAGAACAGATACTGGATCCTCTAAATAGATACCGGGGGTAGGGTCAAGAACAACGGCTCCTTCAAAACCATCCATAATTGTATCATTGTCATTGAAATTCTTTAATGTTGGTATTTTTGTATTTAGTTTTGAACATTCTTTTGCAACAAGTGAGGTGATTTTAATACCTTGACCTCTTAGAAAAATGTACGATAATGGTACACTAGATACATTTGCCATACCCATATTATTTGGAATAATATCGAGAAGTAATAGAAGGTGAATACATAATTCACAATCCATAATACAATATTTTGCAATCTTTGCTCTTCCACTACTACCACCATTTTTATGAAAATCAAAGATTTGTTGAGGAGAAACATCATCTTTACATAGACACCATTCTGTAAAGATTAAATCTTTTTTATATTTTTTAAGATTAATTTTTTCTTGAATACCAATCCATTTTTTAGAAATTCCTAATTTTTTTATCTTAAACTTCTTACTATTATCATATTTTAGAATGCCATATTTAGTATGAAGATTAATAGTAATATAATCATTTATTTTGAGATTTCCGATATTATTTGTTTCTAAAATATAATAATCAATACTTTGATCAACATTACGTAATAAGAATTGTTTCACAATTTTTCCTTTCATAAAATGAGAAGAAACATTATCTAATTTATAGGAATCGAGTGAATGTGATTTTTGAATTTCTTTCTGAATATCAAAGATTACCCTTCCATCCATAGAAATATAATTTAGAATATTATCTCCTAAACCGGATGAAGATAATTCTTTTTTAACAACTTGACATCTTTTTTCCCAATGATGATTGTAGTATTTTGAAGATGGTTTTATTTTTGATAAAACGTCTAATGAACCTATACAATCTGAATCTCTATTTCTCATAAGTCTTCCTAAACGATAGAATTCATGTTTTTTACAGAAGGTATCATGATATCTTCCACATTTTGAATGACAGGGAAATAAGTGATCAATCCTTTTATTTATATAATCAAAATCAAAACCAAATATATTGTATCCTGTAATAATATCAGGATTATGGTATAATATTAAATCTTTCCATTTGAGTAAAAGTTCTTTTTCAGACGAACATTCATAGACATTTACATTTGGTATCTCATCACATATTTTTTCTTTGGGTTTATCTTCATTACCAATGACAATGATTGATCTATCATAACATTCTTTATCCCCGTATTTATGAAAGACTGTACCAATCTGGATAATTGGATCACCTTTAATTTGAATAGTTTCATCCTTATCATTTTTGAGATGACTAAGTATTTCTGTCAAAGTATTGAGTGTTGCTTCTCTTAATTTTGTCGAACGTTTCGAACTATCAAGATCATTAATAAAATCATCGGATAGTTCTTCTTTTAATTCCGTAAATGATTTTTCTGAATAAATTCCATTTTGAGTATAGATCGATAGAATATTCTCTGATCCACCGTGAAAGGCATCCTTGACACAGTTAAGAATAAATCTTCTTTTAAAATCAAACGATGGATTCATATTCATACTTAAACGAAAATAGGATTCATGAATATCGATAGCTGGTTTTTTAAAGGATTTACATGGGTCTGGAAAATCACCATGGGAAGAATCACATTCAATATCAAAAGAAGCAGTGATGAATTGTGCTGTATCTTCTTTTTGTTTTGATTCAATGTATTTCATAGGTAGATTATTAATTTCAATATCAACATTAAATTTTTGTTGATCCTTTGAGGCTAGGTAATACTCTGGTATATTTTGGATTTGAATCCATCCACAGGATTGTATGTTTTTTTCATGTAAGAAACGAAGCATTGGGTGAATTTTTGATTCATAAAGATTTGCAACACAATCACAGTTATGTTCCTGATGAAACCATTCTAATAATTTAGGTTGAAGGTTAATTTCATTATTTGATATATGAATACATCTTTCTTTATAGTAGGAGGTTATTGTACTACAAATTTTCCTTAACGATGAATATGTATTAAATTCTAATTTCACAAACTTAAACTTATGAATACGATTGTATTCAATATCATAATTAATTCCATAAAAATTATGTGACTTTTGAATAGTTAAATTACAAGGTTGATTTTTACTATGAATAAATTCTTCTTTTCGTAATTGTTTTTGTTTTTCTTCAGAATTTGTTTTTTTCTTTTGAATTGAATCTAATTTTGGTTGAATGATTGTATCTTTAATAAAGGTAGTTGTAAAAGCTTCATTCCATGAATCAGGTACTCTTATGAAGAAATAAGGTTTAAACCCATGAACATTACAGACAATGTTTTTATTATTATCTGTTTTACCATAGAGAGTTATTACAAATTCTTGATCCCAATAATCTTCTTCTGAGATAGGTATGTCATCAGAAGATATATCTATAACTTGAAATGAAATACTCATTATAAGTATGTATATAATTAGAATTTTAAATATTTTATTTTTTCAAATTTTAATATAAGAAATAATAGTATGGAAGAATTTCTACTATTTTTTATGAGCGTCTTTATTTTATTCATGATAGTAAATAAAATAAATCATAACAGTAAAATAACAAGTATTAAATCAGAGATAGATGGACGATATTATTCAGTACGAAGATTACAAGATGCAAAAGAAGCAGCGAATAAATTAGCCAAAATTAATCAAAATGTATTACAATTAATAAGTACATTAGATCGAAATAGAAAAGGAGTTAATAAATTAATCCATAATTATAATCCTTCATCATTAACAGAAACAGTTAAAGATGCAAAATATACTTCTTATTCATTAAATAAAGGTGAAAAAATAGCCATTTGTATTCGAGATATAGATGATAATTTTATGGATGAAAATACGATACTATTTGTAGTTATTCATGAGTTATCACATGTTATGACAGAAGAAATAGGTCATCCTCCAATTTTTTGGGATAATATGAAATACTTATTAGAAGAAGCTGAAAAAATTAATATATATAAACCAATTGATTATAGTAGATTTCCACAAAATTATTGTGGAATGGAGATAAATACAACACCATATGTTTTTTGATAATAATTTTTTTTTGTATTGTATATTAATGAATAGTTCCTTCTGCAATGTTTTTTTAAAAAAAGAAATCGTTAAATGTATCTCTGTTAGTACAAATTCATGTTATTTATTTAGTGGAAGAACACCGTCAATCAAGAAGATAATCAATAAATTAAAAAAAAATAAAAATGAAGGGTCTAAGAATCATTTCAAAAATATTGAGGATGATGAAGTAAATGAATTATATAATTATTTAACAAATGGGTCAAAACAATCAAAAAATATTGATGTACAAAAAAACTATATTAAAGAGGAATTTTGTCTCGAAAAATTTCCAAAAGATAAATTAATTTTTATTAATGAATCAATTAATGAAGATGATACAAATGAAGTAATCATTCACAAAATTATAAATTATTGTTATTCATCAAAAAATATTACATTGCCATTTTTATATGCGTGGTATTATAATACTCAATTAAAAAAGAATGTTCCATTACATTATATATATAGTGATTCATCAATAGTATATCCTGATTTTTTTGATAAGAATGCAGAAAGAAAAATTGATCAATCCTTTATTAATGAACATGGTGATCGACTTCCTAAGGAAATCATTAATAAACAACTTGTATTAAATGAAAAAAATAGAATTAGAGAGAATACAATTTATTTTTTTACAGTTGAAGAATATCTAATGAAAAAAGATATATTTTCAAAAATTCAAGAACTTACAGAGAAAGAAGTCAATGAAAAAAAAGAATTAAACTCGTTTATGAATGGATTACTTTTTAAGTATTGGCCATATTTATCATTTTCAGATATAGCTCTTTACAATCATAAAAAAATGATTTCATTTCGGGAAGCAGAATATGAAAAACAGAGAAAATTATTAGAATTATTAACACGTGGAAATTATATGATTGAATCTGAATTCTATGAAAAAAATAGTAATGAATTGATCAATTGTAAGGAATATTCAATACTTATAGTAAGGCTCCAAAAATTATCTAAACAGAATAATACTGTACATTTATCAAAAATATTTACGGATATACCACTACGTAGAACTGTTCCATTTAGTAAATTATTACTAAATTCTCATGATGATGCATTCTATAAATTATATGAGAAATCTTTACAATATGAGGGAAATGAAAAAACGAACGAAAGATACATTACAAAAGAACAATGTAAAGATTGGTCTGATGGTTATAATATCCAGATGGAATATGGTTATAAATACTTACATTCTGGTAATATTGTTTTATTTAAGATTTATCATAGTGAAATGGATATGTATTCTTCATTAATTATTCATTTGAATGGTGATATTGAATGTATTATCGAAAATAATACAAATGAAATTAGTGAGAATGATATTTCAAAAATCCTTTATGACAATAATGCATTATTGACCGAATTAAATCTTAATGAATACAATTCAATTGAAAAACTCAACTTTCTTGATGATGATATTTTTACAAATATTGATTCAGAAACGAAAATTGATTTCTTAGATGCAGCAATTCTTTTTAACAAAGAAGATTTTCAAGACAGTTCTCGAAGAATATTTCCTAATTGGGAAAATTTATTAAAAACGTTTATGGAGAATTTTCCAATGTATTTTCGAATTAAAGATATTAAGGAAACGGAAGTCGATACTGTAATTATAGGAAGATACAATCGAGTTGATAATTATTCAAATATTAGTACTATCCATTCTGCAATAGCGGCATACAAACAATTTTATGAAGACCCGGAAATTATTATTCAGAAATTAAGTAGAGATTATCATAAGGATATTGAATTTATAAGAAAAGAGTATGAATCATGGGAAGAGTTAATGTCAATGAAAGAAGGAATTAATAGAACAGATAAAATTATTAGTGAAAGTGGTTCAGAAATTAAAATATGGCAAAATACAAAGGAAGATCTTGTGATACAATTAAAAAATATGCAATCCTTTGACGAACAAAGGAGGATTTTTATGTTCTTAAAAACAATGTTAAAACTATATTTATTTTATATTCAAAACCCTAAACAAGTATTACAGAAAAGGTTATTTGAAACAGTTGATGATTATATAATAGAGTCTTTTCAAGAAGAAGATGAAGAAGGTGATGAAGAAGAAAAAGAAGAAGAAAAAGAAGAAGAAAAAATAGATTTATTAGAAAAATTACTAGATAGTGATAGTGATAGTGATTTTGATTTTGATTTTGATGATCTACATGGAGGTGGTAAATCTGAAATTTATGAAACAAAAAGTTATTATCTAAAACGTTTAAAAGAATATGATCCTGAATTATTTAAATTTAAAACAAGAATAGTAGATGATAAAGGTATTAAATATGGTTACCCAAGATTATGTGGAGCAGTTGATGATAGACAACCGATTGCTGTTACAAAAAAAGAATTAGAAAGAATTGATAAATCAATTGAAGATGGTTCAGGACCTGATTCATATTCGAACGCAATAACGGTTGACCGTAGGTCAAAAGATATCCATTATATTTGTCCAAAATATTGGGATATTTCAAAAAGTCTAAGTATTCGTCCAAATGCGGTGAATCCAAATGATATCATACCGGCTAAATTACCCCGAGGATCAAATGGAAGAACAGATAAAACTGTATTTTCAAGAAGGGCGATTTATTGGGAAGGTGTAGAAGATGTAAATAAAATTATTCCTGATATTAAAGAAGAGAGTAAATTACTTCATCCTCAAGGTTATGGTTTACCCTGTTGTTTCAATGCATCTGTTGAAAAAAAACAAAAAGGTCATGAAAGAATTGGTGAAGGATATATCTCAAATAAAGATCCATCTAATAAAGATAAATATGCAAACTTACATCCACTGTTACTTGAATACTTTGGTCAAACAGAAAAAACATTATTAAAACCAAAAGGAGAAGGGTTTTTAAAAATAGGAGTCCCACAAAATAATAATGATTATGTATTTAATGTTTCTCCTTTTCTTCATGCTTATTTCAAAATAGCAACGGAGGGACGTTCTGCAAATGAAAAAGATATTATTGATAGTATTGAGGAAGAATTAATCAGTGAACACCTTCATAGTTTTCAAAAATGTTCCTTGATAAATCAATGTTTTAAAAAAGAAAATAATAAAATAACGGATGAAGATAATATTTTTGTTCTTAGTATCCTAAATAATACATATTTTAATGAAAGAGACAATAGTTCAGAATTAAATGAAGCCTTAAAAAAAAGTCTAAGTAAATTATGTTCACAACATACAATTGATCAATTAATGAATGAAATTGAGGAACAAAACTTTGAATCAAAAGAAACAAATTATATCTATCAATTTTTAATTTCATTAAAAAATTATCTCGACTTTCTGAGAAGCGATGAAAATAAAGATGATACATACATTCTTCCATTGTTATTACATATTCATGAAATCAATATTGTTATCTTTGAAAATATCAATGAGAAAGTAAATATCAAAGTTACAGATTATATTGATACAAATAAGTATGGTTTTATTTATAAACGATTAAATTATTATGAACCGCTTCTATATCGTTATTACAATAAAAGAGACAATCAAATTAATGAAATATATAAGTTTACAATTAATGATTCACGATTCAAAAATAATCATTATGAAGTAATTATGGATGCTATTCATGAAAAAGTGAGGCAAGAAATGAAACAAACACATTTCAATGAATATAAAAAAATCATTCGAGATAAGGAAAAAATGAATGATGATATTCTTTCATTAATGGTCGATAATTATTCAAACATTTGTTATCTTATAACAAAGAAACATTGTATAATACCAATTGATCCCGAACCAATACCATATAGGAATAACTATCCTATTGTATATTCTTTTGCGAATGAAAAAAAAAATATTAATCATCTAAAAATAGGAACAAAGGTTGTATTTGGACCCACAATAAATCGTCAAGAAGGAAAGATTATTAGAACAATTTTCGGAAATAAAGGGAGTGAAAAAATAGGTTTACAAAGTATCCGTGATGGACAGATCTATGATAAAATAAGTTTGACAAATATTGCTATTGTAGGTGGTTTCCCTCGATACAATCATACATTGGAGTATTTAAAATATTTTCAAGAATACTTTACCATTGACGGTATCCTAAAATCAGATAATGAATATACCACATTATTACTTTCAAATAATACGTATTTGCCTATTGTGAATGAAGAAATAACAGATAAGAAATTTCAACTTAATAAAAAAGAAAATAAAATTTCAAAAAATCTTCGTATTATTGAAGGATGTGACTTATTTGAATTAGAAAAACGATTGTACTTTCCTAATTCCGAACATGATGAAAGAGTATTATTCATTAAGAATCAGAAGTATGAAACATATATTACGAAACTTGCATACATGCATATTTACAGTCTGATTGAAAAAAGTAAAAGAACAATTCAAGGAGTCATTCCATCAAAGGATCAATATCAAGAAGGTAATAAAATTCATTTTACGGTTCAAAAAAAAGATGGAAAAGAATTGATACAACAAGTTAAAAAAAAATATCAATATAGTTCTTTTGAAAAAGATAATTTCTCTATGGATGGAACAATTCTAACAATGAATCCATCCCATAAGTATTCAGATTATTTTGATATTGAATTAGAAATTCAATTCATTGATGAAATTGAATACGTACTAAATGATCCTATTATGATTACTCCTCATAAAAAGCTTAAACTATATGAATTACTTACTCGTACAGCAAATGTTGATAACTTATTCTATTTATTAAAAGAAAAAGATTATCAAAAACATGATTTTGATAATTATATTGTAATGTGTAATGAAAATAATAAATTATGTAATTATCCATGTGTGAATGTAAATGATAATTGTCGATTGTATGTCAAAGAAAAGGATTATTATGGTAACTTCATGGTCGAAAAAATAAAATGGATGTTCATTGAAAGACTAATATTAATAGGTTTACAACGGGAAAAAATGATTGAAGAAACCATTAGTATCGAAGATCTTCAAAAATCTACAAAATTAGATGAAATCTTCTATACATTTTCCGATTATAAAAAAAAAGTGTTTGATAAAATCTTTAAAAGAAAAAGTAAATTTATCATGGATCATGGAAAGGAATTCAGACAAAAGAATAATCAGTTTATGAAAAAATTAGACTCTATTCCCTTCTATATTTATCAATTATTTGGAAGAGATACAAATGTAATTTTTCATTTAAATAATTCAAATCAAGATCTCCTTGCATTTGAAAAAGCTCTGAACGAATGTGGTATTAAATATGATATAACATCATTAAAAAATGCATTAATGGATAAAAAACATTTGCACGTTCCTAAACACGTCGATGAAGTCGATGAAACATATACTTTATCATATGAAGATTTTAATTTATTATTTGAATTCCTAGAAGAAAATGGACATCAAGTAGGAATGTTAATTATTTCACAAAAATGGAATGCACAAAAGAAAAATAAAGTATATTTTTTATCAACTCTTATAGATGAAATGGATAAAGAAACAACACCCATACTTTTATTTCACCATACATATTACAATCAAAAATATATTCTTTCAAATGTTTTAACACAAGAGGATAATGAAATGCAATATTATACCACAATTAATAATCTCTATAAAATACGCAACGAAAAAAATGAAATTATCCATCAAAAATGGATTCCGATATAATTTCAAATATTATATAAGTATGTATATGAAGTATTTTTCAAAATTCAATAATTTTAATATTCTCAAAAATCACATCTTAAAAGACCCAGTTTGTGATTGGTTTGAAATTTCTTCAATTAAGAATAGAGGTGTATATTGTGATAAACAATCTCATTATAAGATCTTTATTGAAGAAGAATCAAGAAAATACAAAGAAAGTTTATTGAACTCAATTCAAAAGATTTTAAAAATAGATATACCTCTATATACTTCATATAAAGAGACAAAAAAACTGATTCAAAAGAATGCTGGATTAATTTTTCAAGGAACGTTATTAGATAAAAAAAATCAAATATATGTTAGTTGTGATATAATCATATCCTACGAATTATTTAAAATTCTATTTCCAAAGATAAGTAATATTCCATTTCACTTATTATGTCAAATAAATGATTACTTGTTAATTAATATTAGTTATGCAACATTACATTTTAAAGTTGATTTAAAGGATGTTCAAAATGAAAATCTAGTTCTCTATAAAAAATGTAAATTATATGCTTTTCAAGAAGCTTTATTTGAAATCACAAAAAAACGATCACAATGTTTTTTATTAGGAAAGGACTATTATTATAAGAAAATGTTATTGCCAAAAGAAGAATTTATTTGTAAAGTGATTTTTGATGAAAATATTATTACATCTTTTCTAAAAGCAAATCAATGGATAGATACATTAAAAAAAGAATATTATACAATGGAAATACTACCAAAACCAACACATCTTGAACTCTATCCAAATATGAATTATACAGAAAGTAATTGGGAAAATGAGAAAATTAAATTAGCAGATAAAATTAAAGAAATAACATTAGTTTGGAATATATCCTATGAAGAAAGGTGTAATTTCTTAAAAAAAGGGATCTTAAATTGGGATGATCCTAAATTATTAAGCAGTCTTAAAGAATCGAAAAAAAAAGATATTCAGGAAAGAATGATTTGTATGAATCAACAAAATGATATTCTACTTTATCCTAGGAAAGCTATCTCAAATGAATTACATTCCATCTTAAATATTACTAGAAATAGTATTTATTTTGATGTTGAAAGTTTTTTATCTTTTGATGAAAAAAATGAATTTTTTACTAATGTTAAACCAAAAGAAGAACCTGTTCTTGCCATTTTAGGATTTATTTTTAATAAACATTATTATAACTTTACAATTGAAAATTTTACAAAGGAAAAAGAAAAAGAGATGGTCCTTAATTTTCGTAATTATTTATTAAAAATTATAAAGAAAGATGAACTATTGAATATTTTTCATTGGGGACATGCAGAATATAATTACTTCCTTTATATACATAAAACATATCCAAATATACAATTTCCAAAATATAATTTAATTAATGTCTTAGATTATTTTCGTATGGAACCGATTATTGTTCAAGGTATTTTTAAATTTGGATTAAAGGATGTTGGTAAAGCATTGTACAAAAATAAGTTAATTCAAACAACCTGGGATGATGAAAATGAAAATGGACTTGATACAATGATATATTTTAAAAAATTATGTATCGAACATAAAAAAAATATACCACTCAAAAGATATCTCGAAATTAATAAAATATTAAATTATAATCAAAAAGATTGCCAAGTATTGTATGAAATTGTTACACTCCTGAAAAAGAAATATCAAAAAGAAAATTAATATCCATTTAATTCTTTAATTTTTTCTTCTTGTTTTTTAATCTGTATTGTCATTTTTTCAATAATATCTTGTTGCGTTTGAATAATTTTTTCATACTCTTTTGATGATTTTGTATTACATACATTATTCATTTGTACGAATAAACGCGTTTTATAGATAATCTCTCCATTTACATCTCTATAAGTAAGAGGGACATGTATCTCTTTCTTATGATCAATTAAAATAATCTTATTATCCCCCATCCTTTGATAAATACCACCATTATAAAAGAATTCATCTTCACCTTGTATAGTGATATATTTTACTTTATCACCTTTATGAATATCAAAAGGGTTGTCAACTTCTTCATAGGATTTAAGCTGTTGCTTTATATATGATATATCTTGTGACATAATATAGTATTATAGATTATTTTGTTTTTTAAATCTCTTATTTTAGATAATAAATTATTTATTTAGAATTGATGGATCAATATAACCACGATCAGATAATGATGAAATATTTTTTTGAAACCATTGTAATGCTTCTTTTATTGAATGTTCAGATAAATAAACATCCTTTTCTTTATTTTCTTGTTTATAGACAATTAATAGATTTAACATATGTTCAAAACGTGTTTGATTCAATTCTTCATATTTATTCATTTATTCTTTCTGTTTTTATTTTTTTAAATAGGTATAAATTTGAAATGTTCATATATTAATCATACTAAAACATGGCTTGTAATATATGTGGAGATGATTACGGAATGAGTTGGTGTGAATGTTCCTATTTAACGTGTCCCCGCTGTATGGAAAAATATATTCAGCATCAAAAAAAAGAAATATGCCCCCAATGTAAGAGGTCCATCAGGAAAAATTATTTCTTAGCTGGAAAAATAACAGAACCAAAAGAATGTAGGGATGATTTTGCATACAATAAATGTCGAAGGATCGTCCTCCCCGACTGTTTAATTAAAGAAAATGGAATTAAACTCCTAGAAAGTGAAAAATATGGTCGTCTTAATATTGATAAAGAACAAATCATGTCTTATAACGATTTTATTGATTTATCAAAATCAATTGGGGTTTCAGAATTTAAAAATGAAAAATTCAATTTAACAGGACCGTGTGTATTACTTAATCACATCGCTGGACATGGTCTATGGGGTCCAGAACAATTAGTTTCATGTAAAAAAGATCGAGAATTAATTGATATTGTTGACAAAAGAAACTATGAAATGATTGTAAATTGTGATGTATTCTCCCTTCACATTAATTCAAACGATGACTGTTTTTGTTCCTTTTCAGAATGGGGTCTTGCTAAGGAACTGGGGAAAATCCTTGTATTGTATGTTCATGATATTACGAAATATGAATGTAAAGAAGATGAAGCCTTAGAAGAATATAATTTTGAACAAAGTATTCATGACCTGTATAAGAATAGAGCCATAGTTGAAAGTTCAGATGAGGAAGAAGAAACGAATATAGAAAAAACAAAAATAATCGATCTATATAAAGAAGTTAATAAAGAATCTCATAAAATATTAGGTATAACTCTTAAAAAGAAAAATACAGAGAGAAAAAAGGACTATTATATGTTTGCACATCAAAGTCTAAATTCCTTTCAAGCATTGGATTTTACAAAGAGAGATACGGTATTGTACTGTCATCCTGAGATTCCATTTAATGATTATAGATCATATGAACAATACTTAGAAACATTCTTATCTTAATACTTAATACTTAATATAACTTATTAATGAATTTAATAAAATTATACAATTCATTTGACACTCAATGCAAACGTTGTATAATCATTGATGTATATAGTTTATTATTTATAATCCTTCCAAAAAAATATTATCTATCAAAATTAAAGGGATTAATATGGAGTTTATTATTAATTTACTTACTGATTCGAGTAAAAGGGAAGGATGAGGTTTTTATCATTGAAGATAAATATATAAATATAGAATCAAAAAAAATAAGGAAAAATAATATAATTTAACCAAATAAATTAAGATAATAGATTGTAACTACTATAAATTTGAATTTTTTATTAGGAATAAAAAAAAAAATGGATCAATCAATAACATGTATCATAGATATCCTTATCTCAGAAAAATATTTATCGAGTGATAGTGTTAAAAAAATATTCTCAAATCAAAAAATAATAGATATGATTATTACACCGAAAGCAGAAACTAGTTATAATAAAAAGAATTGTGAGGCAAGGGTCTGGAAAAATGGTTTTGACAATATTCAATGTAATTGTTTAAAAAAAGAGGGAAAGTATTGTATAACACATTCGAAACGTATTCAAGAAAAAGGAAATTGGTGGTTAGGTAATATCTTAGAATCAAGACCTGAGATTCCGATATATTATGATGGAACGGTTCACTATTGGAAAAAAGAAGTAGAGGAAGAGAAAGAAAAAGTTCATAGTGAAAAAGAGGTAAAAGAAACAAAGGTAGACATTACTCCTACTAAGAGAAAAAGAGGCCGTCCCAAAGGATCAAAAAATAAGAAAAAAAATGAAAAAAATAAGGATGAATTAACAAAAGAAGATATCTTATTTCTTTTAAAGGAAAAAGAAAAGGAATCTATAAATGAAGAAAAAGTATCCCTTAAATCAGAAAATAAGAATGAAGATGATAATAGTAATAAAAATACTTATATTGTTGATAATGTACCCTATGAATTAGATGGGATAAATATTATGGATCCGTTTGATTATTCTCCAATTGGAATCAAAGGTGATTATAATCAAATTATCTATGAAGATGAAGATGCAAAAGAAAGACATGAAGAGAATATCCATAAATATAAAAATCATTCATTTAAAGAATGATCCTATTAGTTTAAAGGAATACTTAATTATATAAATATAAGTATAAATGAGCAATGGTCTCACAAATTTGGGAAACACATGTTACATGAACTCTGCATTACAGTGTTTTTTACATTTACCTGAATTATCAATGCAAAATTTACAAAGTGACATTCAAAAACGTTCTTCAAAAAATGATTTCCAATTAATGAAAGAATTTCATAATCTGTATCAAAAAATGTGGAGTAAAGAAAGATCTGTTATAAATACAAGGGAATTTTTAATGGAATTTATGAAACGATGTAGGAAGGAAAATATCTATTTTGAATCTTTTTTACAGAATGATGCTCATGAATTTATTACAATTTTAATTGATCTATTAAGTGCTTCTATTAAACGAAGTGTTAATATTCAAATTTCGGGTACAGCTCAAAATGATTATGATAAAATGAAATTACAAAGTATTCATACATGGGAAAAGTTTTTTAAGAATAATTATTCAACCCTTATTGGATTATTCTATACGAAAACAGTTGCTTTTACAATATGTGATAATTGTGATTATTCAACAACAAATCATGAACCAATGTCAAATATAACATTGACAATTGATCTAAAATATGAATCAATTTATGATTGTCTTAATGAATATACTAGACATTCAAGATTAGATAATAATAATAAATGGAAATGTGATAATTGTAATGAATATGTTTTACCTTATAAAAAAAATATATTTTTTAATCTATCCCCTCTATTAATATTTTCATTAAAATTATTTCGTAATGGAAGAAAATTAAATGGACATATCTCTTTTCCTGAAAAATTAGATATGAAAGAATATGTTATTGCTATTAACAATCAAACATATAATTACGAATTATCTGGAATATGTATACATAACGGTACTCTAAATGGAGGACATTATTATGCAATGTGTAAAAATTATCAAGATAAAAACTGGTATATCTTTAATGATACAAATGTTCAATTAACTACAATTGATCACGTATTAAAAGAAAGTCCTTATTGTTTATTTTATCGAAAAATAGATTAAACCATATCATTACGAACCTTAACCCATCGTTTACTTTTTTTAAATTCTTGGTTCTCCCAAAGATTACCATCTAATCCTTTCATGGTTACATTTAAAGGAGTACAGTGGGCACAGAACCCTAGACCTTTTGGACTAGATTCCGTACCTCGATATAATTTTAAAACATCACAATTACAGTGGTTCCTTTTTTTTTGTGTATATACTTTTTTGATTTTGGATCTCCTTTTATTTACAGACTTTCTACGATTCAAATTTTTTTTAACCTTATTTTTACGACTGACTGTTTTTCGTTGTGTTCTTTTTTTTTTAATAGTCTTCCTTTGATTTATTTTTCTCTTAGGAGAAGAGGTACCTCCTTTAAGACTAGAAGAAAAAGGGAATATTCTTCCTGTTTTTAAGAAAGTGAAGCCCATTATATTAATATAAAATATTTTATTCTTGTATTATCAATAGAATTCTTCATAAGAATCAATGAATACATGTTCTTTATTATATTCTTCTTCTATATTTTCTTTATCATCATAGTACTCCGTAAATCGATGAATAAAACAAGATAATTGATTCGCGGTTCTATTTTTTTCATGTAATATTTGGGAACCATAGGATTGTGTAATCCTTCGAAAATTAATAAACATATCAATAATATCTTCTGAATATTTCATGAGTATATAATCATTTAATGAATCATTATCATTTGTATCACTATATTCAGATATTAAAAGAAAATTATAAAATTCATATTGAAGAGTATCTTGATCTGTGAGTATAATTATTTCTTTACGATTAAATAACCATTCTTGAAATAAAAAAAATAAATGATTAAACATTTCAAAATTGGTTGAATCACTATACTTGGATGTTTTTTGGAATAATTGTGAAAGATTCATTTTTTTGTATCAAGAAATATTATTTTATTTTTAAACATACTTTTACAATATTCATTAGTTTTTCTTTTGGAATCGCTGTATCAATATAAACAGTATCTTCTGGTAAAGATAAAGTATCTGTTTCTGATTTATGTTTCATATTATTAATATGATCTTGAAAGTTATTTGGATAGAGATTTTTAATTCTTTTTATTCTTTCATCAAGTGAAGTTGTTAAACAAATAATTTTCCAATCTTGTAGATAGTTTAATTCATTTTGAAACCTTAGATCATCAATAATGCAATAGGTTTCATTTTTTGTACGGTTATGAATCAATTTTGCCCAAACATCTTCATCGATCTCTCTCATTTTATCTGCAATATTAATTAATAGAGAACGATCTTTACCTTCCATATGAAACAGTTCTTTTGCTAGTTCCTTAATTCTTTGTCCAAAGGAGTAAACTTTATAATTTGGATTGATTTCTTGAATCATGGATGCGATTGTAGTTTTACCTGAACACATCGGACCATATATTGCAATTTTCATAATCTATAATTAATAAAAAATTAAATAACTTATTCAAATTTTTTCTACTTATTTTCATTCTTTATATTCTATTTATCTCGTTTTTCTCTGTAATTGACGCCTTGTTCTTTCTGATTCAGCCGCTAAATTAACAAGTATACCTCCTAAGACTAGGAATAAAATAAAAATAATTACCTTTATAATTTCACCCCTTGCTGTGTTTAATACATCGAAACCTGATACGCTATCTAATGGAGGATATGATTTAAAGGACCCTAATATAATTAGGAAGACTATGGTTAAAATCATTATAAGTAGGGTTGCTAATTGTGATTGATAGATTATACGAGCTATATTATCTTTCTCTGCTTCATCTCTATTTCTTAAATAAAGATATAGATTCGTAAGTGAGTTTATTAAAACAAATATAATACCAATTAGAATAATCATTTGTATTGCTGGATCAATATCTGTTTCTGTCTTCCCTTTATCCATCCAATCAAAGAATCCACCGATTTGTATAGGTTTTCTTCTAACTTTCATTGCTAAATACGATAAACAAAACGAATATGCTAGGATAACTATTATGAAATAAATAGTAATATTTAAAATTTGCCACCACTTTTGAGTTCTACTTAATTCTTCTGGTGTTTCTAGAATAGTATTTCGATTTGAAATTACCTTTACAAGTATGATAATAATGTATGAAAGGATTGCATAAACCCATAATGCTTTGGGTTTTTGTGTCATTACAAATTTAATATTATCACTTGGAGGGATTCCTTTGATTATTTTACTTGTAATAGATAATAGAATAAAAAACAAAAGTGACCACTCAATTAGTTTTGCTGCGGATGTCCAATTAAATGGTTCTTGTTCTGCTTGTGTTGTAGGTCTCATAAATGAACCAGGTACTTTTTCTAATTCAGCTTGTCTTTCTAATGCTTCTTTCCGTGCTTCTGATGCTGTTGCAGCAAGGCGTAATGATTCAGCATAGGCTTGTTCAGCTGCTTTCTGTGTAGCTTCTAAATCTGCGCGTGTTGCTTTACCACTCATTTATAATATGAAATAAAATATT